AGTTGAAGTTTGTTGAGCTTTACTGCACACGTGAAGGAACTGAGACCCTCCAAAACCTTGCAATCGAAGCAGGCTTTAGCAAATCAGGTGCCCATACTAGGGCGTATGAGATGCTTAACCCCAAAAAAAGCCCTCACATATGCAAAGCAGTCAGGGAGCGCAAGGCCGAACTCAACGAGAAGTATGCTGTTACTTATGGGCAGCATCTAGCTGATCTAGGCAAGATCAGAGATGCCGCTTACGCAAACCAAAATTATGCCGGGGCAGTCGCTGCTGAAAAGGCTCGAGGGCAGGCTGCGGGACTGTACGTCAGTAAATCAGAGATCCGACACGGCAGTATTGACCAAATGTCGAAAGAAGAAGTTAAAAAAGCACTGGATGATTTGAAACGACAACTAGGTGAACGGGTAATCGAACATGAACCAGACGGAGTCGGGCTTTTGGAAGAGGTTGAAAAAGAGACTTGAAGCAAGTTACGAACAACCCGTAGTCACCCGAGTCGAAAACAGTTCGACCCCCGGAATACCTGACCTGATTCTCTGTGACTCCAAAAAAAACATACACCTCATAGAACTCAAGGTTACGAAAGGCAACAAAGTCAACATCAGCCCTCACCAAGTGTCATTTGCAACACGACACCATAGTGCTCGAGTCTGGATGCTGATCGAAAAACAAAGCACTGATCAAAACCAGTGTTATTTATACCGGTCGAATAGCGTGATGAAGCTGGCAGAGTTGGGTATCAACGCAGTGCAACCGGATCTCATTTTTGACTTGGTGCAAGATATGGAGATCTTTCTTTGTTGGTTAAAAAATTCAAAAAAGCTTGACACATCGCACGAGCATGATGTTAAGACTGCAACATGCTAGTCATATTTGAAAGACTCAAAGAAAAACGCCAACTTGCCGAATTGCACGAAAAACTCTTGGCCGACCGCCTCGAACGGGAGCAGGCCGACCGGGACGCACTGAAAACCATCAAAGAAAAAAACAACCGAATATCTGATTATTTGATTAGACAAAAGCGAAGTAATATGGGATTGTTCTCACACACTAATAACAATGGTGCGAACAATGAAACAACGACCCAAGACACTATTAAACCGAAATCCTGACGCTAATACCAAGATCGCAAAAACTCAAAAGGGCTTCAATCCATTCGATAAGCCTATTTTTATGGCTCATCTCAATCTATTCCCCGACCTCATCACCTGCCCAAGTAGCAAAGCAGCAAAATGCCTCGACCCGTGTTTAAACCTGGCCGGCCGAGGAAAGTTTAGTAACGTCCAGGCAGCTAGGAAAGCGAAAACCGAATTCTGGCATGAAGACCCGGACAAGTTTTTAGAATTACTCGATCACGAAATTAGTTTGCACGAAGCAGCCCGAGCGAAAAAGGGACAACAATCTGTCATCAGATTGAACGTAACCTCGGACATTGCCTGGGAAGATCACGGGATTATTCAGAATCACCCAGACACTTTTTTCTACGATTACACGAAGAGAGCAAAACGGATCGATAAGACCCCAGAAAACTACAAGCTTATGTTTTCATATAGTGGAGAACCGAGATACCAAAAACAGGTAGAAATAGCCAAAAATACTGATGCACCCATCGCAGTAGTGTTCCGGCACAAACTACCGGACTACTTCGATAAGCTCGACCGCCGAGTAAAAGACGGAGACCAAACCGACCTCGCTAACGCTTTCTCGGGTCCGGTGGTGGTGGGTCTCCTGGCAAAAGGCCCAGCAAAAACCGACCGATCTAATTTTGTTCAAGATGTTGACCGAATCCCGGTAACTATGGGATGATTCCCAATTCTTAAATAGGAGTAACCAAAAATGACCGCAGAACTTTACAAAAACCAACTACACGAAGCCGGAATGGCCGGTACTAGAGCAGTGGCAATTACTGAGGCCATAAACGAATTGCATAAAGCATTCGCGGCTTGTGACGTAACGAACCGGAACATTGTCCGAGATCTATTCGGGAATTTGACCGTTGATCAAATGATCACTGACTTCGCCAAAACAGAAGATCTTGCAAAAGATATTTTTGATCAAGACGCCGAACCTCTCGAGGATCGCGTCTACACTATGGTGAAAGAGAGTTTGCAAGAGGATATGCATCGGCAAATAAAAGACTACATGAACGACTACATACACCAATTTGACTTCGCGACACATGTTGACGATTACATAAGATCAAAAATTGATACGCTAATTGAGGACCCCGTAGGCGACGAAGTCAGGAGAATACTCGACGATGCATCAGTAACCTTCCACACGTAAACCGCTAGGCCTGAGAGAAAGCCCCGGTATGATCCGGGGTTTTTTTTGGCCTGCTTATATGCGAACATTCTTATACATCTTAAACAGGAGAAACTAGTGCATAAAATATTGATCGGCTGCGAATCATCCGGAACCGTCCGGGACGCTTTCCAAGAACGAGGATTCGACGCTTGGAGCTGCGATATAAAACCGAGTGAGACCCCAACTAATAGTCACCTGCAAATGGACGTCCGGCAGGCCTTGCGCGAACAAAAGTGGGATATGCTTTTAGTCTGTCATCCACCTTGCACCATGCTTTGCAATAGTGGCGTTCGATGGTTACGCACCCCACCACCCGGGCAAACACTAGCGGATCGCTGGCAAGAGCTGAAAGATGGGGCGCGATTGTTCCGCGATTTGATGGACGCAGACATACCATCAATAGCCGTTGAAAACCCGGTGATGCACAAGCATGCAAAAAAGCTTATTTGGGGATCGGACTATGAACGAGCTTGTAAAGATGACGGAACGTTCATTCGTACGTCTCAACACCCGTACCAATTCGCCGATAGTGTAGACAGCCCAGACAACCAGAAGAAATTGACGCACTTTTGGATCAAAAACTTGCCGCCCTTGATCCCCACCGGATCGCTTACAAAAGAGACCGCTCGAGATGATATCCATAAGGCCCCACCGGGACCGGATCGCTCTACTTATCGAAGCCGGTTTCACGTGGGGATGGCTAAGGCAATTAGTGCCCAATGGGGAGATTACATACTTAAAAACATTCGCCCCTGGTCAAAACAACTCAGCTTGATTTAGACCTTCCTGGTCAAAATGCCCCGGACTCGATCCGGGGTTTTTTTTGACTTCCAAAAGCCTTACAATATTTGAACGTCGAGAGATCGACGCGAATCAATAAAAACGAAAGGAAAAAATATGACAGATGAAATTGAAATTCTCGAACTCCCGCACAATGTGGAAATGATCCAACTAGCGTTATCGGATACCGTACTTGATAAAAAGTACGACCCAATGAACGCCCCAGAATTCGAAAATGTTTCCAGTGATTACTTCCGGGAGATTTGCGGCCTGATCCCGGAATTTTTTTCAATGGCACTAGGTGCAACAGTGATGGATGAATACGGAGATCCAAAAGAGACAGCACCAACAATCCAAGAATTGGCAGAAGCTTTTGACCGTGAACATAATCAATTTTCTGGATCTTGGACATTCACTAAGAACCGAGAGATTTGGTCACGAGGAAAAATAGAAAACACGATTTATAAGTCAGGAGATGGTGACCCGGATTTGTGGCCTATCCTCCAAGCATGGCCCCGGGACATTGTTCTCTATGGCAACAAATCTTTACTCGTTTATGAATATGGGATTTGCGCGATCACCAACCCGGACCGGGACGAATACATTATCGGACATTGCGACTGAAAAACGCCCGTCCTGGTCAAAAGACCCCGGTTAACGCCGGGGTTTTTTTTGACTTCCAAAACCCGTATGCTGGGAACACGTCGAGAGATCGGCGCGAAACATTAACAACGAAAAGGAAAAGTAATTATGGCTTACGTGATTATGGCACTCGACGAGTGCGGAACCGAGACCCGGTTAAGATCCCCATTCGATAAAGAATTCAACACCCCGGAGGAAGCGAGAGATCTATTCGCGCAAGCCCCGGAACACTATCCCGAGTATCGATCTTTTTGGCTTGAGGACATCATGAGCAAAAGCGATTGGGGACGAATTCTCGAGCGCGAAGAATTCAACGAGTATGGGGGTTATTAATGAAGTATTACGTTTCTAAATTCGTAGATGGTAGACCGACCCGGCTGTATTCCGTTGTGAACAAGCTCAGCGAGATCGAACATCAGGAAGGGGATCGGTTCCTAGTATTAAAGAAACGACCCGA